TTATCGGCGATGCTCATTTAGGATTTTCCTGCGTCGACGGTCATTGCGGGGTCGCGGGCTCAATCGTGTAGATTTTTCCGCTCGGTCCGCGAATTTGGCGGGGCTTTGAATTGGCTTCCATGTGCGCGGCTAATGTGCTGGTCAGCATCTGCATGTGCTGGGCACTGCTATTTGCAAGATGCTCGCCGAGCCGCGTCATCATCTCTCCGATTGGCCCGACGATATCGCCCGCTTGGTGCTTCATCTCCAGCGAAGCTGTCGGAACAACGGCCGGCTGTTGTTCCGCCGCAGTCGCCGCCCGCAGTGCCATCTGCTGTTGATGCTGCTCGTGCTGCAATTGCGCATCAAGCAGCTTAAGCTGCTGCTCAAGCTCGAAACGCCGCTCGGCGAGCGCGATTTCGCTTTGGGTCTTGAGCGCTTGGCTGGCAATATCGGCCTTTGCCTGATCCGCCTCCAGGCCGGAGCGCGCTTGAATTTCGACCAGCTTGGGATCGGGCGGCGGAGTCGGCGGCGGCTGAGTCGACGGATCGGTGAAATACAAATCCGGGTTCTTCAGCTGCAACAGCTTGGTCCATTCCTTTGCCGCATTGTAGAGGTTTTGATCGGTGACCAGATTGCTCTTGCCGGCCTGCGCAGCCTTTTCCTGGAACCCGATCAATTGCGTCATCAGGGCCGCGCGCTCGCTCAGCGTGCCGGAGCCAAGACCGACATTTATTGTCATGTCGTTGCGGGTTTTCCAGTTGCGCGGGTCGACCGTAACCCATTGGTTGCGCAGCCGCACGGTCTGCGCGGCGCCGCCGTTTTTGCGGATGATGGCATGCACCATGGTGAATAGATCACGCATGCCAGTCTCGGCGAAAATGCGCGCGACCAGCTTGATCTTCGCCTGCGCGGCCGAGGCCATCTGGTTGGCGATGGTCGCGACCTGGTTTTGCAATGCATTGGGGTCGACACCCTGACCCTGCCGCGTCACGCCGGTCCGCCATTCGCGCGTCGCGTCCATGAACTGCATGACCGGCAGCACGGTCGCGCCAAGGTCAGGTGTTTTCAGCCAATTCAAGCCGCCGGGCTGCTTGGTGCGGATCACGCCGCCGGGCCGCGACACCAGAAGATCATCGAGCGTGTTTTCATTGGCATGGCTCTGCGCTACTTCAACGCGAGGATGCAGCGCCAAATAGGTGCCGTCAAGCAAGCCGCGCAGCAATGCCGTCTTGATGCGCTGAATATCCATCACCAGGTCGGCGACCGAGCGGCCGAAGAACCGGTGCGTGATGATGACCGGCGTAATTGCCGCAAATGGAATGAAATCGATGCGTTCGACATCGGGCTTGCCGTTGAGCAACAGCACTTCGCCTTGCTCACCGCCGGTCGAAACGCGATACAGCGCAGCCTTGCCGTCGCCTTCATAATCGAGCCGCACGTAATGCTCGGTCTTGAGCACCTGGCGGTTGGCCTTGTTCTCGCCTTCGTCGCTCATGCCGGCGGCATTTTCATTGACCGTATCGCGCCGCTGCTGCTCAAGTGTCAAATTCGAGGAATAGCTCGGAATCGCGTCGACCTGCGCCTTATCATAGCCATCGGCAAGAAGATCGGCGGCGTGCACCCGGACCTCATGAAAGCAGTAGCCGCAATTTTTGAGCGAGCGCGCCCTGCGCGAGATTCCAAATTCTTCCGGCGGTACGGCCTCGACGCGAACGCAGGAATAATCCTTGCGCTTGGCGAGCGTCACGTCATGCAGGCCGTCATGCTCGGAATGCTCGACCACCACCATTTCGGGATCGGCGACCAATACGGCGAGTTCGTCCGCCGTTTGATCGAGATAGGTTTCACGGTCCTCCTCGCGTTCGTCCTTCTCCCACCAGCCTTTCACAATGCCGATCTTGGACAGCAGCGCATCCTTGATGAAGCTATAAAGCACGATGAAGCCGGGATTGCGCTGCATAAAGACATGATTGACGTAATCCGTCTCTTGTTGCGCGGCTTGCTCATCCTCAGGGCCGACCGGATCGAATTTTACCACTTCCTCGGAACCGGCGAAAATCTCCATCAGCGATGGCAGCATGCCTTCGATCGTGTCGGCGACATCCGATGATACCGCGCTGGAGCGGCCATCTTCCGTCGGCAAGTCCTTGGAAACATCGCCGAGATAGTATGCCATTGCGTTGGCGCGCTCGCTTGAGAGTTTGTCGGCCTTGTCTGCCGCCAGCGCATCCGCCTTCTCCGCCGCAAGGATTGCGCGCAGTTCGGCCGTATCCATGCGCGGCATCAGGCAACCCTGCTGATCGGATAATTAATCGGGCGATTGAAGGCTCCCTTGCGTTCCGGGCCTTCGTAATCGATCGCCATCAGCCCGAAGGCATCGGAGCCGTGCGATGACCAATCGTGCGCCGGCCCGAGCCCGACGTGCCGGTCATCGTCGCGCTTCTCATGGTAGAACCCAAGTGCGTCGCGTCCGGGTTCGGTTGTTGCCTCGTTGAACCAGCATTTGCCGAAAATGCGGCGCACGGCCTCTACCCGCATCATGGCGGCGCCGCGGCCCTGATTCTTGATAACACTGGTCTCGAAGCCGGCGTCGCGCAAGTGGTCCTCATAGCGTTTGCCGGTGATGTTGTTCTCGTTCACGCCGTCATGCGGCAGGAAGCACAGCGCCTTCTGGTAGCCCTTTTCACGCAGCAGATTGACGTAATAGGCGAGCACCTGGCCGACGCCTTCGATATAGTCGAGTACGAGAATTTGCTGGCCGACGAATTGCACGAGCCAGATCGCCATGGCATCGGCGGTGGCACCCGAGCCGCCGAGATCGAAATAGGCGCGCACCGGCAGCAGCGGGTCGGCTGCCACTTTTCCGATGCGCCCGAGCACCCTGGCTTCGGCGAGTTGCTTGGCGAAATAAGCGCCTTCGAAGGCGCGGGCATAGCCGCCTTCATAGGTATGCTCATAACGCTCTGGATACAGATCGAGTTCGACCTTGCGCTCGGCCTCAAGCGTCGCGTTCCACCACGGATTATCGCGCCAATTGGCTTGCACGATGACCGAACCTGCAGGCTTTTTGGTGCGCAGAAAATCGTCAACCGCGTCGCTCTTGCGCGTCGGATTCCAACTGAACCACAATTCGGAACCGTCGACCCGGATAGTGGGGCGAAGCAGCGATAGGCTGCGCTGGCTCAGCGTCTGCCCCTCATCGATCCAGGCCACGCGGCAGCCCTCCAGCGATTTGATCGTCTCCGCTGTGTGATCCTGCATGCCCTGAAACAGAATCAAGCCGCCGCCCGGCGTCTCGATACGATCATGCAGCACATTGAATTGATGGCCGAGATTCAGCGCTTGAATCTTCGCCTCTACAAGATATTTCGAGCTTTCTTTCAGCGAGCGTTGGATTTCGCGGATGCAAATGGCGCGCGTGCCGGGCTTGAGTAGACATTCCTCGACCAGCGCTTCCGCGAAGAAGTGCGATTTGCCGGAGCCGCGGCCGCCGTGGGCGCCCTTATACCGGTTCGGCGCCAGCAGTGGCTGGAACACTCGTGCAGTCGGGATTTGCAGTGTCGTCATGTTTCGGATCGGTAATCAGGCGTTCGATTGCCTGGATGCGCACTGGGTCATGCTCGCCATCGCCAACTATCGCTTGCGGTACCTTGCCATCCAGTCGATCGGCGAGTTCGCGTACCGCCGACACATCGCCGCTGAGCGCTTTCGCCAAATGCGCATCCGCGATGCGATCAAGCGAATGCGGTTTGCCTTCAACCTCAGCCCGCGCCAATGCACGCCGAAGCGCATCACGATAGGGTTTCTCGCGCCCCCGACCGCCCGGATTGCCGCTTTGCCCTGGTTTGAAGGTCATGTGTGCCTTGCCGTGAAATCTAGCGCTTTGACTTTTTGCGTTTTTTGCGCAGCGCCCCGCTCAAAATGCCGGTGCCGGTGTCAGCTTGGTTGAATTCGCGGCCAACCGATTGCGGGATACCGACTTTACGGGCGAATTGCGGGTTGTGCGCGACTGCGGCCATCAGGCGGGCTTGGGCACGCGAGCGGGAGGGCATTATCTGCCCAATGCTTCATCCGCCATGCGGATGATGTGGCTATATTCGGTGCGGGTGATGTTGCCTCGCTGGAGTTGCTGCTTGGCGCGAGCCTTGGCGTTGATCGCGTGCGCACGGTCAGGCACCGGGTAGGAACGCTTCGGACCGGCGAAATCCTTAGCGGGCAGCTTGTCGCGCTGCTTGCTGGTGAGCGTGGCCATTGCTGCAGCCTAGGGTGAAGGCGTGGGCGTGATCGCCGCGATCACTTGCGCATCGATCGCCGCCACGCGGTCGGCCTGCGCCTGCACAGCGGCCTCAGGCACGCCAGCGGGCGGTATTGGTTGATTGGCTTTCGCGATGAGGGTTTGCACGTCGGCGGAGAGCTTGTCGACGTTGGCAGTCAGATTGTCGATCGCGGCCATGAGCATTCTCCAGCGCTTGAAGGGACGGAACAACAGAAAGCCGCGGCGGAGATTTCCGTGCGGCCAAGGTCTGCCATGATGCTGATTTGATTGCCACATATGCCACACTTGCCACACGCCGTCAACTTGGCGAGGCGAAATAGCCGCCGCTTGCCATGCTGGCGTTGCGCCAGCACACGATCACCGCGTCCTTGTACCAGCGGCGCACGGTTTCATCGGACTTGCGCCGGCCGTGCGCGATGCGCTCCGCAATCGTGCGGAAGCTCAGATCGCATGAGCGCAAGAAAATCAGCTTGAATTTATCCTCTGCCAGCCCGCGTGCCCAAGACAACGCGGTGAGACAATCCGATACGTCGGCTGGCGTCGGCCGGAAACGCGGAAGCCGGGTTTCGTCATAGCCGTAGGCCTCCTCAAGCGTTCGCAGCACGGCGGGCCAGAGGGTCTTGTACCGGAAAAAATGTTTCTCGCGATCAGGCAACGCGCGCATCGTTTT